GAACGCGGAAAAATCAGGCTCGTCCGTGTTGATCTGATCCCATACACTGCCGCCGCCGCCACCCGCCGCCTGCTTTTGCAGGACGTTGAGCTGGTCAAACGACGCGAGGCTTTCCTTGACCGCCGCAGACACGCCACCAATGGACTTTGTAAGCGCTTCATTTTTGTTGGTCAGCGCGTCCGTGGTTTCGCCCGTGGCTGTGTTGCTGGCCTGAACTTTGTTGGAGTCGCCGAAGATGATTGCGGTGAAAATCTGGAAGTTCTGGGCAACGGACATCAGCGAGTCGCTGATCGAGTTGAACCAGGTAATGACGCCATAGGCTATGTTGTTGAACCCGCCGCCCATTGAGGTCATGAACTGCTCCCAGTTGAGCTGTGCGATTCGGGTCTGATTGGCCATTGACATTGACGTCTTGGCAAAGTCGCCCTGCGTGTCGCCGGTCAGTGACATCAGGTAGTTATAGCGAGTCATTGTCTGTTCCGACTGGCTCATGCTTTCGTAGGTCTTGGTTATCCCCTGCGATAGAGCATAGGCCTGAACATTGGCCGCCGTCATGTTGATACCGATCCGTCTTAACGGTTCGATTTCGCCGGTGATACCTGACTGCAACTTTTGCATGGCCTCTTCAATGGGGATGTTCCTGAACGACGTTAAATCGCCCGCCAGCCGGGTAATGCCCATCGACATTTCCAATAGCTGATCGCCGCCAATGCCTGACGACTTGAACGTCGCGCCCATGACAGAGGCGAAGTCTTTCGCGGCCAGTTCGGACATGCCAAACTGTGTTTTGGCGTTCTTGGCGAACTCGTTGATCACCGAGGCACCGCCGCCGAACGTGGTATCGACAACGTTCTGGATTTCCACTAGCCCCGAGGCCAGTTTGCTTGATTCTTTGGCAAACTGCCATACCTCGCGGGCAATCAGCGCGAAACTGACCATGCCGAACGCCTTGGCCGCCATTGACGAAAATGTGCTGGTGGTCTTTGTCGCCGCCGCCATGCCCTTATCAAATCCTGAGGTATCGGCTCCCAGCTTAACCAATAAATTACCGATCGTTGACATGCCGTACCCCCTATCTGTTGTTCTTTTTGGCGCGCTTTTTAGCGGCCTCGGCCTTTGAGTGGTCGTCCCGCTTTTGCTCTCTCATTTCGAAGTACGCCATCCACTCTGAAAGTTCTTCCGAGCTGACCTCGCTGAGCATTCTACTGACGCTGATATAACCCAGCGCCTCCGCTAATTGGTAGTAGAAATATCGCTCAGGTCGGTCTGTGAGTTTTTTGAGAGGTCGTCAACGTCGTCCCTGGTCAGCCCCGACAGTTTTTGAGCAACCGAAAACACACGATCAAGCGCCGCCGCCGACTTGTTGCCCAATACTTCAATATCTCCAGCCGTGAACATCGGCGCTTTGGTTTCGGGATCCACGATGGACAATGCAACCAGCTTCGCGCGGACGTTGGAAAAGTTCCTGTTGCCGTCGTTATACAATGCGCCCTCGTACTGGTCGCGCTGGAACCCGGTCATGCCCCGGACCATGACGTCCCCGCCCCATTCAGGTACGGAAACAACCGTTGTTTTGATATCGGAAAAATTGAGAATCTTCTCGCGTGTAAGAAACATATCTATGCCCCCAGTCTTAGCCAGCTATCATAGCTGACCCATGAAACCGTTTCGTTCTGTAACGACTCGACCGCCGCCGCGATCTCGTCACTCTCCAATAATGCCCAATAGCGGTTCGGCTCTGCTGTCGATGATGTGCTGATCTCGATAACGATAGGCACCCCGGCGGTCAGCGCGTTGGAATAGGTTGTGTCAACCATATTGAGTTGTGAAAGTGTCCCGCTGGCCGATAACAACCCGGCAACGCGCTTCTTGTGCGTCAGGCCGAACTCGTTAGCCTCGAGCATGTCACACGCCCTGCTGTCGCTCGAATTTTGCGCATACGCAGCCGTTGTCATGGGCAGATACGAACCTGAGATCAACACCGTCCTTGACGCAGCGGACGTAAACGTCGCCATGCCGTTCAAACGGTTCAGCGAGTACGTAGCCGCCGCGGCTTGCGCGTAAACCTCGATCGTGTCGCCCGTGGTCTGGCTCGTGATTGCCGCAACAGTGATGTTATCAGCGTCAACCCTGACCAAAACTTCGCGTTTGGCGTTGGCTCTGGACGTGTTGATAATCACATCCCCGACGTTCAGCCCATGCGCGGTCATTTTGATGTTGGTCGTGTTGGTTCCGGCCTCTGCAGTGTCGTTCGAGCCCTTGACCAAGACGTGAATAGTTTCGGTTCGGTCAAGCACGCGCTTTGAGGCGTCTGTGATCTGGTACTTGGTGTTTGTGCCCGACATCGTAGTCGCTTCGCCCACGAATGCAACAGCTGCGCCGCTGATTTTCAGCACGCAGTCCTTGCCCGCCACTTCTGACATTTAAGTCACCCCTTTCCCTATTTCCTCAAATCAGGAAATGAGCGGTAATGCCACAGGCGCGGCAATGCAAGAGAATGACGCGGTAAACGTCTGCTTGCCGGACGCGTCGGCGGTTGTTTCCATGCTTTCAACAATCGCGTTGACCTGACTGCCCGCAACGGATGGGCCGGACGGGTAAACGCCGATCATGACGGTGTTGCCGGGGATAATGACGTCTTGGCCCGTGGTGTCGCCAACATACACATTGCCGGAAATTTTGACTGTGGTGTCTTTCAGCCCGGCTAAACGCTTTTTGTTGGTGTCGCCGAAGCTGGTGATGTCAAGCATGTCGCACAGCTTGCCAAAACTGGTGTTGTCCACGCCGAGGATGTACGCGCCCGTTGGCGACCCAGCGCCGGCCATTGCGACAGACCCGGCTAAAATTTTTACTCTGTTCGTGTTGCCCGCTACTTCTGCCATTTTGTTTTCTCCTTATTTGTAGTAGCATCTGAAATTGATGCTGAATTCTGAACGGTTTGACGCGTCCCGGCCCATATCTAAAACGTCACCCTGCTGCGCTATCAGCAGAAAGTCGCTGTTCGTTGTGCCGTGCAATAGCGCGGCAATAGACAGGGCCAACGCGTAGCCCGTGGCGTATACTGTGTTCCTGACCCTGATCTGGAATGTCGGCTCGCGGTACTTCGACCCCGTCAAATCCGGGTCATACCCGCCCGTCGGATAAATCGCGACGGCGTTGTCTGGCGTGGTGGGTAAGCTGCCGATGTATGCCGTGGCCAATGATACAATCAGTGCCGCTATCTTGGTCAGCATCATCCTTTCACCGCCCTTCGAATCGCGTCCCCGATGTTCTTGATGTACTTGTAAATGTTCGCCTTGAACGGTTCCTCGAGATACTTAGCTTGTCCGCCTCTTGGATGGTTGTAACCCACTTCTTCATGCTGTCTTGTCGCGTAGGGCATGGTAAAGCCGACTTCCATTTCCAACTCGCCTGTGGGGATAGAGTAGTGCGAACCCCTAAGCGCGCCCGTGTCGATAGGCGCTAATATGGTCGCTTTTCCCTCCAGACTTTCAGCCGCGATCTTTAGCTCTTTTGCGGCGGCGGTCTTTGCCTCAACGGGGCACTTTTTCAGGACGGCAATCAGTTCTTTTTGGCCCAATACCGTGACAATCATTGCAAGTACACCTCGTAGTGCGATATCGCGCCGTTCACGCCGACAACCGCGTCCACCCTTAATACCTGGCGGTCGTCTATCAGGTCGTTGACCGATATGGCCGATTCGGTAAATATGCGGGTGCTGCTGACCGCCACTTGGCCCGTCTGGTTGTTGATTAGTTTGTTGACGCCCTCTTTGCGCGCCTTTATGGTGGTGCTTGAGTAAGTCGGCTCATTGTAGGTATTCAGCGACGCCACGTGCTTCCAGGTAACTGACTGATTGAGATATGCGCGGATCATACGATGTTCACACTCCCCGCCAAGTACGGCTTTAACAGTTGTGCCGCCCTTGCGGACGGGATTCTGCTCGATGTGCCGCTCGCCGCGAACGTTTCGCTGAGATTGCCGATGGAGTACGACTTGACCCCCTGCTGTTGCAGGTCGATTCTGGAGTTGCTCTCCACCAGCGAAATGGCGATTTCACACTGTGCATACTTCACGTCAGTAGGAACCGCAGTTTGCGTGTACATGCCGTTGTACTTTTGGACGTACCCGAACAAAGGGCTCACCCAGTCGCTATGAATGCAGCGCGGAAATTCAAGTGCTTGCGTTGTGACCGCCTTAACCCCCGCGAACGGCAGTTTTTCGATTGTGTCCAGCGCCTGGCGCAAAAGCACTTCGCAGTTGGCGTCAGATAGCGCAGTCCACGCGACCATCTTAGTATCTGTGGACAAATACCGCGAAGACAAGTAAGTGTCGGCGTCTGTCAGCGTGATGTAACTGTCTGTCCCAACTGTTAAAGCCATTTCAACCACCTACATCTTCGCGTAGCCGCGTACTTGCGCCGTGCCGTGAGCCGCGCCGCCCTCGTCCTTGACCTGAACCTTGAAGTACCTGTAACTTGTTTCTGTGGCGTCAGCGACCCAGCTTGAAGACGCCAGACCGGCGACAACCGCTTCCGCTTCAAGCTCGACAAACGTCACGTTGTCCACCGAGCCCAAAACCTTCCACTTGATGCCGTTGGTGGCGTGGGCGTTCAGAATGGTATAAACCACCCTCGTTTTGCCCTCGGCGTCGATCTCGGCAATGTCCGCATAGTTGGCGGTTGTGGTGTAGTTTGCAGGGCTCACAGATACAGGCGCGAGGGTTTGCAGTATTTCGGTTATTCTGGGAATGCTCATTTCTTTTTCACAACCTTTCGCGCTTTTCTAACTGGTTTTTTTGGCACCTTCTTTTCAGGAATTGTATCGGCAATAGGTGCATCTCCGATCAGTACCTTGACATCAGTTATGATTTCTGGATCGTGCGGGTACCCTCTGGCTAGCAATTCTTTTTTTATAGTTGGATCGTCCGTTTCCAGCACGCCTAATTGATGTTCTCGCTTTTCAAAGCGGCACAACGGAGCATTATCGCCCCAAACCATGCCGTTACCGTAAAATTTCATTGCTTGCCTCCTGAAAAAAAAGAGGCGGTTGTCGTCCAGCCCGCCCATTGGATTAGGTGTACATGTACTGGATCGCGATGTCGATACTGGTACCGGCGTCCCATGCCGCATCAGCAGCGACAACGATACCCTTAGCGGCGGTCAGCGCGCCAACCATGCCCGCACCCTCGGTGACGTTGGCAATCGCAAGTCCCTCAGTGCTGATCTTCGCCCCGTCTGTCAGGGCGGCTTTCAGCGCGGTCAGAATGACCACGGGCGTGCCGGAATCCCGCAAGATGAAGGACGTGCCAGCTCCGCCATCGAAAGCGCCGTTGACCAGCATTTTGACGCTGAGAACCTTGATCGTGACACCGGCCCTATCGGCCACTAAGGTCTTGCCGGTAATCATCTCGGCCCTGGTGATGTTGCCCGCATAAGCAAGCACAACGTTTTTGACAACGTTGCCAGTTCCGGCGCTGTCCAGTGTCTTGTTGGTCAGGGTGTCCGTGGTTGCTTTGCCGACCAGCGTGTCCGTGGCGTCGGGCAGGGTGATTGTCCTGTTGACCGTTTGCGAAATAGCCAGCGTGGTCATGGTCGATGCGGCAGCGGAAACAAGCTCAAACTCCACCGCTTTAGTAGGCGTGTCGCCGTCAACAATGGTGACGTTGCCCGTGCCGTTGCCTTGCAGCTGCAAGCCGATATTGGTTTCACCAACGGCCTGAATGATGGGCTTAACCGTGGTGTCGCCGGACGTAACCTGAATATGCGTGACGGGCGTGGTGTCAGCGACAAACTTGATGTATTCATCGCCCGCGGCGTCCGCGATATACCCGCCGGTTGCGATCTTCGGCGTGGTCAGGGTTTTGTTTGTCAGGGTCTGTGCGTGATCCTTGAAAACAAACTCGTCCGCGCCGGTCAGCAGCGGCAGCGTGACGGTCCTGTCCGCCGTCAGTTCCGAAACCGCGAATACATACTGGTGGTCCGCGCTGGTGTCGTTGATCTGAGGCAGGGTCAGGGTCTTGTTGCTGAGAACGTCAGTGGTGGCCTTGCCGACAAGGGTGTCTGTGGCATCAGGCAGGGTCAGAACACGGTCGTCTGTCTGTGACGATACGATCTTCATGTCCTTGCCCGCAGTCGCCCCAGCAACCTCGAAGTACAGGATTTTTGTCGTGTCTGTGCCGTCCGAAAGGACAACATTGCCCGTGCCGGATCCGTGTAGGTGCAAGTCGGTGTTGGTTTCGCCAGCGCCAATGACCCGAGGCGCAACGCCGGTATCGCCAGAAGCAACGCCAATATAGGTTTTCGGCGTGGTGGCTTCCGTAAAGACCATGTACTCGTCGCCTCCGGCGTCGAAAATGCCGTCAGTCGTCGCGATCTTCACAGCGGTCAGGGTCTTATTGGTCAGGGTCTGCGCGCCAGTCAAAGACGCAGCGGAAGCAACAGCAGCGGCGGCAGCGTCAGCGGCAGCATCAGCCAGAGCCGCAACAGACGCGGCACCATTAGCGGTGGCGGTTGCTGTGGTAAGTCCTGCGTCAATTTCGTTGATGGCTCCGGCCAGAGTCGTCGCCGACGTGGTGAGCGTGGACAAGTCGCCGTTTTCGGCGTCCAACTCATTGATCGCGGCAACCACGTTGCCGTTGGCGGTTGTGGTAATCGCGGCCAGCGAGCCCACCTTGACGTCCGTTGCCAAAATAGCGTTGGTCACGCTGCCATTTGCGGGCGCGCCAGTGGTGACAGCTTTGGAATTGACGCCGTCGTGGTCATGGCCCGAAGAGATGTCCATGATCTCCTTAGCGAGTTCTTTCAGCTGCGGATTGCGCACCTTGGATTCGATTTCATAATCTGAATAAGTTCCCATTTCTTTCCCCTCTCAATGAAGGGAGGGCTTGCGCCCTCCCATTCGTTCCATTGATATTTCATTGTTTCATTAGCTAATTTCAGCTAACTTTCAGGCCGGTGATGGTGCCGTGGTATTCCTCGGGCCCGTAGTCAAGACCGGCAAAGGCGATGAATTCACCCTTGGTCGCGCCGGACACCCTGGCCAGGTCGTCATACCGCACAGCCTGGCCCTTATTCAGCATGAACACGGGATAGCAGTAGTTCATGTCGGCAATCAGGATCGTGCCGGCGGTGACGAACGGGTCATACACAACGTTCATTTCGCAGAACGGCGTGATGATCTTGGTCACGTTGGTGCCGCCGATTTTGCGATCTTCCGGCGCATAGCCGTACAGATCGTTCAGGGCGTTAATGTTCCACGAGTTGGCAAACAGGGTCATGCTCTCGAACACCGCGCCATTGGCGGCCATTTCCTTGACAGCGCCGTCAATCAGTGCCTTGGTGATGTACACATTACCCGCGGCGGTCGTGTTGGTCGTGCAGGCGGTGATAATGCCATTCGTCTGCGCGGCCGTGTCAGAGCCGGTCGCGGCGGCATAGGCGCCGGTCAGGAACGCCAGTTCCATGTCAGTGCCCATTTCCTTGAGCGCGGCCATCTTCTGGAACGCAAACTCGTCTTTGACAGGCTGATCGCCAACAGCGGACAGCGTGGTCAGCTCGCCCCAGGCAGCCTGACGAAGATCGGACACTTCAACGGTTTCGCGGAAAATTTGAACGGTGTTATAGTCGATGCCCCTCGCGCGAGTGGTGGCATTGCCCGACGCAACCAGCGCATCTTCAGTAATTGCAGGGACGGCGGCCGAGCCGAGGGTATACGGCTGGGCAACAGGGAAGATCATTGATGCGGTTTTCTTGGAGCGATTGCCCATCATGCCGCCGATCATGTTCAGGAACGGGGTCTTGTAGTTGCCCACAAGGAACAGGTCGCCGAGGTAATTGAAAGTGGTATCTCTGTCTGTAAGTGCCATTTTGTTTTCTCCTTATTCTTGTCTTAACCGCTCTCCGAGCAGAAAGACCTTTCGTTTTAGTTCTTCGTTTCGTGGATTTTTGAACGCTTCCGCCAGCGCTTCATCGTACTCGTCGCGCAACGTTTTGCTGTTGCTCGCGCCGGGCGGATTGGCGGGGCTGCCGCTTGCGATAGCCTTGATCGCCGGAAATTCCTTTTCCAGTTCGGGTAACTGTTCGGTGATGCCCTTGACCGTGCCGTCGTCGGCAATGGTGATCTTCGAGTGGTCGATCAGCTTGGCAACCAGCTTCGTGTCATACCCGTCCAGCCCCTTGATTTCCGCCGCGATTAGCCGGGCGTTGGCTTTCGATATGGCCTCGTTGGCCGCCTTGCTCTGTGTGTCCTTGTATGCGGCGATCTTGGCGTCGTCAACATCCTCATCGTCTTTCAAGCCGATCAGTGCCTTTAACTTGCCCTCTACCGATTTTTTGGCGAGTCTGTGCATTTTGGCCTCTTCTCGTAAGCCTTTCACATAATCGTCAGACCAGACCGAGCCCTGTGTTTTCGTTTCGGCTGGTTTGGTTTCTGTGGTTTCGTTGGTTTCTTTATTTTCGTCTTCAAGCATCTCGCTACTCTCCCGGCTTCAAGCCTTTGAATTTTTGACATTAAAAAAGCGGCCGGAAAGCCGCTTTGATAATCGTACTAGTCAAAATGTTTATTTTGTTATTGTCTTGGAATCCTTGAAAATGCGTGTTTATGGCATTTTGAGCATTTCACCCCTTTACTTACTGTTTTTCGTTGAATAAAAGGTGCATATATCACCGATTATGCAGTTATGCGTCAAACTTTTCCCGTATATTCTGGTACTTCTCGCTGTTCGCCCGCTTCATCGCCCGGAACCCGCTGAACGTTTTGGGCGCGTCCGGCAGTGTTCTGTACTGTTCCCATTCGTTACGGTCGCTCCTGCGCGACGCCTTGACCCTCTGCTCCGCGTTGTATCTGTCTATTTGCGCCTGTGTGCGCGGGTCTACATCAAACGGCTGGTTGCTGTTTGCCCTTGTAGCGTCGGCGTTGTCGTCGTACTTCTCGATGTATGGCACGATTGAATGCCGGCAGTTTGGGTGTAAGGTGTGGAACCCGGACGGGAACGCAATGCTTAACGCGGGGTATCTGCTGTCGTTCCCGCTGATCGAGTAAACCCGCCCCTCCAGTGGCGCGCAGACAGGGCAGGCCGACGCGTGACTGGTAATCTGCACTAAATCGTTGCCGATCTCTTCACAGCCTTGCAGTGTGCCCTGATTGGTCGCCTCCCTCGTGGTGGTTCTGGCCACCATCTCGGCGTATGAGTCAAGCGGGATTGCATAACCTCGAGAATCCCTGACCGCCGTGATGCCTCTGTCCGTCATGATATTCAGCATGTTGGCCTTGGTCTGTTTTACCGTGTCGCCAATGGATAAACTCTGCGCGACAGCATCAAGCCCCGCTTTTCTCAGTGTGTCCTTGACCCTCCGGCCTACAAACCGATGCGCGTCCGTTAAATCGTGCAGCGCGTTGTCTAAGATGATCTCCACCGCGTCAATCGACCTTGCCACCACGGACGGCGGCACCGCCTTGTTGACGTATGTGAACACGCCGGCCAGTGAGCCCGTGTACTCCGGCGGGATCGTGTTCTTGAGCCACTCCGCCGCGTACAAGTCCAGTGCCCTTAGCTCGGCCTCGATGTTGGCCAGTAATGCCTTGCGGTATGCGGTGACGTTGCCCCGCGCCTCCTGCTGTGAGATGATCTCGATCAGCCGGGCCTGCGCGGCCTGGTACCGCTTGCGCAGTTCGAGAATGTTCTTGGGTAGTTCTGCCATTGGTTACACCCCCGGTTCACCCGGTGTTACTACCTTGGCGATTGCGGGAATCTGGACAGGGTTCATCTGCTCCGCTTCGTCCAGTATGGCTGCCGCCTCTTCCTCTGCCGCAATCTCGGTCATGCCATCGAACCGCTGCAAAGCCGTCTTGATCGACAGCGTTGACGCGCCGGGCATTCTTGTCGCAAGGATCTGCGCCTCTTCCACAGGGTCAGCAGGCAGGCCGTCCTGCCATGTTATAGCCACGTCGTCCAGCTTGATGTTGTTGATTTTGCCACACAGGATGATTGCCTTTTTGAGCGCAGCGTCCAGCCGCATTCTGATCCTGTTGACCTTGGCCAAAGGCGATACCATCAGCCGCTTTAACGCCGACCCCGACGGGATAGACCCCTTCATGTCGCCGAAGATGGCCGAGCCCATTTCGGATATGGTGTACAGCAGATTGATCAGCTTGTCGATCTGCGAGAACGCCGCCTCAAGCTGGCCCTCCCATGTGATGTACCCCGGGATTGGGTCTTCCTTTTCCGTGGGGATGTAGTTGCCCGCCTTAAACCGCCATTCCCCCGATACGGGGTCGCGCTCCAGCGCGCCGATGGGCCCGTGCATGGACGGGGACGCGTGCTTGTCAAGGATCTTGTCTACCTGACCCACCCTGACCATTAAGTCGCTGACAATCGAGTCAATGTCTGTGTAGTCGTCGATGCCCGTCACCCGGTCGCTGGTGATGATATTCGATGCCTGGATAATGGCGAAGTCGTCCAGCCCGGTTTGGACAACGGTAGACGACAGTAGTTTGTCGATCATCTTGTCGTCAGCCAACAGGTATTCCTGCTGTTCGTACTTGCCCTTATGGTGTACCTGGCACTTCAAGAACGTTTGTTTCTTTTCGTTCTCGCCCTTTGAGTAGGTCCATGCCAAAACGTGATTGGTGAATTCTTTGAGGTTGTCGGGATCGACCACGGGGAACCACAGGCATGGCTGCGTGATGTCGATGATGCCCTTGCCGTCCGTGCCCCTGCGCGAATAGTACAGCCCGTCCCCATACCTCGAGATGTCAACACAGACTAAATAAGAGTTGTTGATCAGGTCGCTGCGCTTGATGATGTCGTCCAGCGCCTCCTGCTTTGCGGCAGACGTGAACCGCGGCGGCTCGCCCAACAATAGGTCGGCAATCTTGAGGGACATGATCTTCTGGAAGTTCAGCACGATGGGGTAAGAAATGACCTGTTCGAAGTTCCCTATTACCCGCTCGATCCTTTTCAGGTCTTCTTCGTACACCTTGACGTGTTCTGACTCGAACAGTTCCCTGTTTTTGGCGTACATGTTTAAGCGGCTGGCTTCGCTGGACGGCGGCCACTTCTGCCCCGGTTTGAGAAAATCAAGACTTGTCAGCATTCCCAGCCCTCACATTCTTACGTTGATAGGCCCCAGATCAGAGCCCTTCTTTGTCATTCTTTCCGCAACTCCCGTGATAGCGTCGGGTGCGTCGTCGTTTCTGTTCTTGCCCGCCTGTTGGTAGGTATTGAGCGCGTCATAGAACTCCGGCCAGCGTTGCTTCCAGTCCTCGGGGAAATAGATATGCTCCATGACCCAAGTAGAATTAGTCAGGATCCGCGCCACCTTATTCAGCGACTGATGGAACCACCTGACCACGGTGTAGTAGTTTCGCCGCTCCTGCATGATTCTTTCAACATTGCGCGCGAACCCTCTACCGCCCGAGTTCGACTCGATAATGGCGAGGTCTACCTTGTTCCTGATCAGCATGTCGGCTACGGCGGGCTCTGTGACCTCCATAGGCTTCTGTGTGTATAAGACGTCTATAATGTATGCCTCATGATCGTAGACGCCATAGACGATGTTACAGAGAAAGTCAGTCCCTTCGTCTGCGGTGTCGGTGTATGACCGTATGCCGGTAAAGGCCGGGCGGTCAGCATAGGTCTTGAACGACGAGTACAGCTTACCCCTTACATCTATCGGTTCCTGCTGGTAATTGGCCGCCATGATCTCGGCGGAATGTTCTGAATTGGACAAAACTCTGATTTTGTACGTGTCTTTTGACAATATTTCATCACAGAGCATCGTTCCGTCGTCCTGAAGTGCCTTGTATAGCACTTTTCGCACCCTTTTGCCGATGCTTGTATAATGATTTTCAATTCTGCCGGACAAGTCCTTTGAATGCCAGCGTGTCATTATTATAATATTTTTGCCC